GGGCTGGTGGCTCTGAGTCACCTGATGGAAATGTATCGCCAATGCCTATAGGAGAAGCATCTGCGTTGTCTTGACATTCTTCGCATCCTTCTGCAACAAGCCATTCAACCATTTCAACTTGTGCGTCCTCGTAAGCACTACGGGATGCAACGGACATTGCGCGACTTGTTTCTGTCTGAGCAATTATTAACGCTTGTTGTGGGTCGTCAATAATGACATCAATCATCTTGGCGGTTTCCTTAGGCGTAAAGCCTTGTTCTAAACCTTTTGCGAGCGCAGTACCAATGCGGTCTAATTTTGTGTGTATTACATCATCCGCAATTGTTATCTTACGAGAATCAAGTAATGCTTGTAATCCGCCTCGTGGTTTTACTAATGCCGCCGCGCTTGGTAGCCCGGGTTTCCAATTTGTCCAGTCCACCGCAACGGCAACGCTGGCATCCTTCTTTAAACCTTTCAGGCGGGTCTTAGCGACCTTGGTACCAAATGTGTAACCATCAGCATACAGGCGAGCAAGTGCCACCTGCATTGGCTTTTTATTAGTTACAGCCTGTACCAGCACCCAATCTCTAGCCGTTTGAGGCGAGACTGAGCCACCTGCGGGGTGGGTTTCAGCCCATGAACGGGCTATCGCATCACCATCTATAGCAAGTTTGAACGCCTTACGGATTCGAGTTGCTTGTTGTGCGATAAGTCGAACTGTTGCCTTCTGCTCTGGGAAATTCATTAGATACCTAGATAATGCTCTGCATACCAGCGTGCTGAATCAACATCCTTTGTCTCAACAAACTTGTTTAGTACATCAGCATAAGTTACATCTAGTGCCTTAAACTCAAAAGCGCGTGTAGGGTTTCCCTTGCGCAACCAACGAATAAACTTTTTGACTTCTTCTTCAGCATCCGTTGGTTTTGCCACAGGTGTATCTTCAGGTTTTGTAGGTTTTGACTCTGCTGGTGCATCAACAGGTGCATCTAAACCAAGTCCTGCCAACGGGTCTACTGGCACACTTGCTGGTTGTACGCCATCTGGACCAAAGAAAAATACGCTGTTACCAGCAACAAGCATTGGCATATCAGCCTCAGGTGTTTCCACCAATGGCAAACCAAGTTCTGCGCGGTTTTCGTTAAGTGTTATCGCGCCATTCTTGCGGCGAACATCATCTCGTGCGGCGGCTTCTTGCGTATTGGTGCGCTCGCTTGGTGCTAAGCGGAATTCCAATTCGCGTGACATACCTAAGAAACGATATGACAAAGCACTAATCATCTGTGATACCCAGTTAGCGGTTGGAATAATTCCAATAGATTCTGCGGCATCTGCTTCACCTGCTTGATGACCTGAACCACCCATACCAGTTTTTGCACTAAATCCAATTTCAGTTGGAAGTACGCCAAAGTGACCAGTAATAGATGTTACTAAATAGTTGTCCATTGCGTCACTAAACTTGTCTGAGTAACCTTCTTCAAAATGCAACTTGCCACCGGGGACAAGAAGGCGCATACGATTACGCTGTGCTGTTTGTCCTGATAGGTCATCATTGTAGATATCTTCATATGCTCTGATTTGGTCAGGCGTCATTGAAGTTGTTTCAGGTAACTCTAGGTATGACTTAGGCATTGTGCCATCTGTAAACTCTGAACGAATCCATTGCTGGCGGCGCAAATAAATGTCCGCTAGTGGTAAACAACGCTCTGTTGGGCTTAATCCGTAGACGCTATTAGCACGGCGGTTACGAACAAAATAAGCAAGGTCATCTGAAGTAAACTCGCCATCTGCATCCTCATCATCTATACCTGCATTAAACTCTGAACGCGGAAATCCAAATAAAATCTGCTGAAATGCTGGTCCAACACTAGGCTCTGGGCGCATACCGCGGTCATCAAGTAAAGGTTTAATAGTTGAGCCATCAAGGATTTGGAACCCTCTAATATCCCCGCCTACAGTTACTTGTGGCCATATAGCCCAAGCATCAAGGACATCAATTTCTTCCATTGCCATGCTAAGCCAGTCGCAAAATGCTAATCCGTTTTGTGGGTCAGGTGTTTCCCAAAATGCACGCAAGCGACCAATCTCGGGTGATAATTTTTCACGCGCTTCTGCAAGTGCTTGTAAATGATTTCCACCTGATTCAGAAATGATGCGCTCTGTTGCGGCTTCGCTTAGAACAATATCCCAATCAAGACCAGTTATTTTTGCTTTACGCACTTCGATACAACGGCGCACAATATCAATCTGGTCGGATACGGCGCGTAATGTCTTAAAAGGTACTAGGCGGTTATCGCTTACATTTATGTTTTGTGCTACTTGAAATTCATAGCGGCGTGGGTCAGGTCGTCCAGTATCAGGACGAAGCGGGTTAATAGCACCCGGAAGAATAGGCATACCCGGGGCGAATGGAACGCTAGCAAGTAATGGGTTACGCGGTAATGCTGTACTGACATTGCTACCATATTGTGTCTGTGCAATACCAGCGGCACTTATCATTTGTTGCATGGTCATGGTGCCAGCACCAGCAGGAAGGTTTGGTGCTTTTACTATTTCATCAGCGACGCGTTTCGCTATGCGGTCAAGCAGACCCATGTTGGCTCCTATTGGTATTGTTTGCTTATGAATTTAGTTGAGAAGGCAGTTTCCAATGGTGGAAAGTTAGCACCAATTGTTATTCCTAACGGCTTAACATCAGGTACAGGTTTGATGAACCCATCAATCTTTATAGATAATGATGGTGACATTTTAGTAAATCTTCGCCATGTTAATTACACACTTTATCACGCCGAGAACAAACAGCGGTTTTCTAGCAGGTTTGGTCCATTAAGTTATTTACACCCTGAAAAAGACCAACGCTTAGTAACAACCAACTACTTATGCCGCCTTGATGATGCATTAACCATGACTGATTATGCGCTTGTTGAGATGCAAACCTTACACGAACCCATATGGGAGTTTGTAGGGCTAGAGGATGCTCGCATAGTCCAATGGAACGGCGAGTATTTCCTTATTGGTGTCCGTAGAGATACCACCGACAATGGCGTAGGTCGTATGGAATACACACAGATTGACTTGGATAAGACCAATTGGACTGTACGGGAAATCCACCGCAAGCGCATTAACGCACCTGCGCCTGATGAGTCGTACTGCGAAAAGAACTGGATGCCTATTGCAGACCGACCTTATACATTCGTAAAGTGGACTTTACCTACCGAACTCGTATATTCCAGCCCATTTGGACAAGATACCGAACAACTATTTGTGCGCCACAGTATTGTGCCACCGGCAGACCAACGAGGCGGTTCACAGATTATTAAGTGGGGCAGTATGTATATCTGCATCACGCATGAAGTTAATCTGTTTAAGAACTACCTGCAACAGAAGGATGCTATTTACCGCCACCGCGTAGTCATTTGGGATGAGCAATTTAACTTTGCAGGTATGTCCAAGCCATTTAGTTTCCTAGATAGTCAAGTTGAGTTTGCGGTAGGCGCGGCTAAACAACGCGAGGACTTGCTTATCAGTTTTGGCTTCCAAGATAACGCGGCATTTGTATTGCGTGTACCTAAAACAGTTGTAGAGGACTTAATCACAGAAGGTCTAGCATATGAACATTGAAAAGTTAGTTGTAGATTTATCTAGCGACCCGTTTAACCCTAGCCTAAACTTTGATTTGGCTGAGGAATATCTAAGCCTAAATCAGACTGCGAGCGCGGTATCGTTTTACCTACGCTGTGCCGAATATAGCGGTGAGGCTAACCCTAAGGCATATGCGTCACTTATTCGTATTGCACAATGTTTCCACGACCAGCAAGGGCGCGAATACTCGGTAACTAATTGCCTATTGCAAGCGGTTGCCTATGATGACACACGCCCTGAGGCATATCTAAAATTGGCTGAATACTATGAACGCGCTGGTCAATGGCAAGAATCTTACACATGGGCAACTATTGGTTACGGATGGGCTACCGCTAACCCTGACCCACTACCCGCTGACATTGGCTACGCTGGCTCTTATGCGTTGCTATTCCAAAAGGGTGTAGCGGCTTGGTGGATAGGTCGTAAAGACGAAGCGTTAGCGACCTTACATATACTGTCCAGCCTAAACATTAACCAAATGTATAAGGACGCGGTTGCCTATAACTTGGAGAAATTAAATGCTGTGCTTTGATATTGGTGCAAATCGTGGTGACTTTACCAATGCCGCACTTGCTAAAGGATACCGCGTAGTAGCCTTAGAACCAGCCCCACGCGTGTTTAGCGCATTGGTTGGTAACTTTATCTATAACCTTAATGTCACACCGCTTAGATATGCTGTCAGCGGTTCTGATTACGAGACAATAGAATTCTTTGAGGCTGACGAAGATGGTTTGTCCACGCTTAACCTTGACTGGCTGACTGATAAATCCATGCCGTATGCGGGTAAGCCATATCGCACAATACGAGCGACCACGATTACGCTAGACACGCTTGCGCTTAAATACGGCACACCTGACCTTATCAAGATAGATGTGGAAGGCGCAGAATGGAATGTCTTTAAAGGTTTAAGTTCCAAGATGGGAACAATTGCCTTTGAATGGACAGATGCCACAATATATGAGCATCAGCGACAGTTAGAGTATCTATCGTTTGGTGGTTA